AGAATGGGTATGGGATGGTGGAGTTCTACGTGAAGTCCAATGTGAACAAGTTAAGAAGACAATAAATACTTTAGTAGACAGGGACATCTTAGAGGCAAATAAACTACGTCTCTTTGGAAACTTCCTATCAAATCTATAATTTATAAATAATAACAGAAATTCTAGGTATTCTCGGAAAGAAAAAATGACCGTTAATAACGAACTACATGAGATGGAAAACCAGGTAACCCGTGGTGCTAAGGCTGCCGATCCAATGCCAAAGGCACCAAATTATGTACCTGACGCTGGTTCTATCGAGAATCTTGGCGGTCCAACTCCTCAGAATTCAAAACCAACTGATGACAGCAATAAGATGAAGACACCTTCTGCATCTTTTGCTCAGTCTGGCGATGTTCAATTCAAAGGCGCTTCTGGTAAAGTACAACTACCAGGTCCTGCTGCACTAAAAGCATCTGGATATGGTCGTGGTGCTAACGAAGAAGTTGAGCAAGAAGAAGAGGAAGTAATCGCTGAGACTGAAGAACTAGAAAATCAGGTTGAAGAAACACCTGAGGAAGAGGAAGAAGAATTAGATCTTGAAGAAGATGTAAAGGCACTTCTAGAAGGCGAAGAACTTTCCGAAGAATTTGAAGAGAAAGCAAAAACAATTTTTGAAGCAGCGGTTCGTTCAAAGCTTGCTTCTTTAAAAGAAGCACTTGAGAACCGTTATGCTTCTGCTCTTGTTGAGCAAGTAGAAACAATCAAGAGCGAACTAACTGAGCGTGTTGATTCATATCTAGAATATGTTTCTAATGAGTGGATCAACGAAAACGCACTACAGGTTGAAACAGGACTAAGAGGTGAACTCTCGGAGTCCTTTATGACAGGTCTCAAGAACCTTTTTGAAGAGCATTATGTAGAAATCCCTGAAGAAAAATATAATGTTCTTGAGGCTATGGTCGAGAAACTTGATGAAATGGAGACAAAACTCAACGAACAGATTGATACCAATATCGCTTTGACCAAGCGTTTATCGGAATCTGTTTCGGACAACATCCTAGATGAAGTAAGTGAGGGTCTTGCTCTTTCCCAAAAGGAAAAGTTAGCAAGTCTTGCTGAAGGTGTTGAGTTTGATAGTGAGGAACAATACCGTGAAAAACTTGTTACGCTACGTGAAGCATATTTTGCTTCAAAGCCTGTAACCAATTCACAAGAAGTCAACTCGGAAGACGCAATTGCTGAAGATGTTTCTCCAGCGATGGCAGCTTATCTAAATGCGTTGACTAAGTTCAACTGATTGATTTTTTCGTAAACACTAAACACTTTTCCCAAGACGGAGCAAACTACCATGTTTAATTCTGCTGCACTGCAGAAGAAGTGGGCTCCTCTTCTAGAGGCAGATGGTCTTGATACAATCAAGGACAGCCACAGAAGAGCAGTTACTGCCCAACTTCTCGAAAACCAAGAAAGATTTCTAAGAGAAGAGCGTGCTTTCCTAACTGAAGCACCTCCAACAATCAATACTGATCCTTCCTCAACTGGCAACCCAGGTTTCTCTGGTTCAGCTGTTTCTCCAGTTGCTGGTTTCGATCCAGTTCTAATCAGCCTAATTCGTCGTGCAATGCCTAACTTGGTCGCTTATGACCTAGCAGGTGTTCAACCAATGAACGGTCCAACAGGTCTTATCTTTGCGATGAGAACCCGTTACGACAACCAGAGCGGTACTGAAGCATTCTTCAACGAGCCAGATTCTGCATTCTCTGCTCAGAACAGTGCTGCTTCGCTAACCCAAGGCGATTACACTGGTGGTTCTGACGACGGCATCAGCGTTGGTTTTGGTACAACTGCACAGACAGGAACCAATCCATCGATCCTAAATGGTGGTGCTGGTCGTGACTACAACGTAGCACAAGGTTTCAGCACACAAGCACTAGAAGCACTTGGTGATAACGCATCTTCAAACGATTTCCGTGAGATGGCTTTCTCAATCGAGAAAGTTAGCGTTACCGCAAAGTCAAGAGCACTCAAAGCTGAGTACTCGCTAGAACTAGCACAAGACCTTAAGGCAATCCACGGTCTTGATGCTGAAGCTGAACTAGCAAACATCCTATCGACTGAAATTCTTGCTGAAATCAACCGCGAGATTATCCGTACACTATACAAAGTTGCAGAACCAGGTGCTCAAACCAACGTTGCAACTGCTGGTGTATTCGATCTAGACGTTGATTCCAACGGTCGTTGGATGGTTGAGAAGTTCAAGGGTCTAATGTTCCAGCTAGAGCGTGATGCTAATGCTATCGCTCAGAGAACTCGTAGAGGAAAGGGCAATATCATCCTTTGCTCTGCTGACGTTGCTTCTGCACTTGCTGCTGCTGGTCAACTAGACTACACCCCAGCACTATCTGCAAACCTAAACGTTGATGATACTGGTAACACCTTTGCTGGTACTCTAAACGGTCGCTTCAAGGTATACATCGATCCATTCGCTGCAAACCTAAGCGCAGATCAGTACTACGTCATGGGTTATAAGGGTTCAACTCCTTACGACGCAGGTATCTTCTACTGCCCATACGTTCCACTACAGATGGTTCGTGCAGTTGGTCAGGATACTTTCCAACCAAAGATTGGATTCAAGACACGCTACGGCATGGTCGCAAATCCATTCGCAGAAGGAACTGGCGTTGGTGCAGGTCGCATTGCCGAGAACACCAACCGTTACTACAGAAGAGTAAAGGTACAAAACCTAATGTGATCTTGGATCACAATTATCAGGACCTCCTTACAAAAGGGGGTCCTTTTTTATTGTCTACCAATAGATAGTAAAGCAGAGTTTGACATTGCCATGGACTTGCTTATAAAAGCAGTAATAATTTATGGATCAATTGTATATTTTGTGTATTGGGGTCTTCATAACGGATATCCATCATGAAAAAACTCAACGATGTACTATTGGGAATAACGGTAACAATCATTGATTTTCTCTACCAGGATCTTCCAATACAAAGATTTTGGGTGCTTGAGACTATTGCTAGAGCACCTTATTTTGCCTTTTTAAGTGTGCTTCATCTCAGAGAAAGCCTTGGTTTGAGAACGGAAGCACATTACTATCTGATGAAAGAACACTTCGCACAGACAGTCAATGAAACTGAACATCTCATCGAAATGGAAAATCGCGGTGGTGCAGATCGTTGGTATGACCGTTTTATTGCTTATCACTTGGTTCTCATCTATTATTGGATTTTGGTGGGTTATTATTTTATTAATGCTAAGTCTGCTTATCACTTGAATGCAGGTATTGAGTTTCATGCAACTGAAACTTATCTAGATTACTTCTGGGATCATCAGGAAGATACAAAGATCGCTGAGATTGCAGTTGATGAAATGAACCATTATGTTGAACTAACCAGAGCAATGGAGATGATCTAATGGGTGATTTTCCTTGGGGAGTTTTTACCATACTTTCCTGTGGATTATTATTCACTTGTTATTGCATCTATTATATTTTAAAACTAGCACACGACGAGATGAGATGATCAATGCCTAGAAATCAACTTACGAAAGATCAAATTAAAATAGATATTTTGAAGATCAAACAAGATCTTTACAGGGAACATATTCGCCATGACATGGACATGAAGGGTTTGGCAAATAGTTATATTGATAGAATTTTGAATAAGATCGAGGAATATCGCTACTAAATAGTCCTAGCTTGGGAAGCTGACTTGTCCAATAATCCTTGTACCTTACAGCAAGTTTCAAATAAAAACTTTCTGTCATTAGGTGGGTTCAAACTTATTATTAATAGGTGTCCAAAGGTAGATTTTCTTTGCAACAAAGCAAATTTACCAGGGATGACATTGGGCAGTGCAGTACAATCAACATATCTAAAAGACATTCCTGTTCCAGGAGACAAACTTAGATATGAAGATTTGACAATTAACTTTATGGTAGATGAGGAATTAGAAAACTATATCCAAATCTACCAGTGGATGACATCATTGGGTTATCCACAATCAGTTGCACAATACTCTGAATTACAAACAAAAAATAGATTTTATCCAAATACGGATGCTGATGATCCGTATAGTGAAAGATCTGATGCTACATTATTAATTTTGAACAGCAATTATCAAACTGCTGGAAAGGTAATTTTTAAAGATATATTTCCAACATTTCTTTCGGGAATTCCTTTCGATGCAACGTTGCAGGAGCAGCAATACTACAGCGCAACTTGCACATTCCGCTATACTATTTTTGATTTGATTGACATTGATGGAAAAGAAGTCTAGTATTTCACTGGAAGTAATCCAGGAAATGTGGCAAAAAGATAGTGAGGTAAATCAAGACGAACTTGATACAGAAAGTCTAAAAATACCTCAATTACACGCCAAATATTACCAACTATATAATACTATACTGTTGCTTCGCAAACAAGCAGAGCAGCAGCATAGTAGTATTCTTTTAGAACGTAGAAAATTTTACATGGGGAAAGCGGAAACGCAAGTTTACATTGACGAACCCTTCCCATACAAAGTCAGAGACAAAGAAGATCTAAAACTTTATCTTGAAGCAGACGAAAAAATCAGCAAGATAAGATTAAAGATCGATTATTACGACACAATGCTGAAGTATCTTGAAGAGATCCTGAAGCAGATTTCTAACAGAACCTACCAAATCAAGAATGCAATTGAATGGCGAAGGTTCACTGCTGGATATGGCTGATCTAATTATAAGTAAGAAGAATGAAGTTTGGTTGAAGATTGAATGTGATCCCCACATCAAATATGAATTGCAAGATCAATTTACGTTTGATGTCCCAAATGCAAAGTTTATGCCTCAGTATCGAAACAAATACTGGGATGGAAAGATTAGACTGTTCAACATTGAGAAGTCTGAAATTTATGCTGGACTAATTGATAAACTACAAGTTTTTTGTGAACGATATAATTATACGTTTGAATTTGAAAATAATAAATTTTACGGATTACCGTATGAAGAAAATGATATGGTGTCTGAAGAGGGCGTCAAAGACTACGTTACAAGCGTCTCCAAGTACCCTCCACGCGATTATCAACTAGAAGGTATCTATGACGCTTTGAGGCGTAACAGGCGTCTTCTGATTAGTCCTACGGGGTCTGGCAAGTCTTTAATGATCTATGCTGTCTGTAGATATCATGCAGAAGCAGGAAGGAGAGTTTTAATTGTGGTTCCTACAACATCCCTTGTTGAACAGATGTACAAGGATTTTGAAGACTACGGTTGGGACGCTGAAGGAAACTGCCACAAAATTTATTCAGGTAAAGAACGAATAACTGATAAAAGTGTTGTTATTACAACCTGGCAGTCCATTTATAAAATGGATAGAAAATGGTTTGCACCATATCAGGTTGTAATTGGTGATGAAGCTCATCAATTCAAATCTAAGTCACTGATTAGTATCATGACAAAACTTGGTGATGCAAAGTATCGCTATGGATTTACAGGAACTCTAGATGGAACACAAACCCATAAGTGGGTTCTTGAAGGATTGTTTGGTCCATCATATAAAATTATCAATACAAAAGAATTGCAAGATGCTGGATACTTAGCTAAACTAGGTATTAAAGTTTTACTTCTAAAACATGATCCACAAAAATTTGAAACGTATGAAGATGAAGTTCAATATTTAATTGGACACGAAAAACGAAACAAGTTTATTAAAAATCTTGCACACGATCTTAAAGGAAATACTTTGATCCTTTTTAGTCGGGTCTCCGCACATGGACAGGTTCTTTATGACCTCATAAATACTAGTGATCGAAGAGTATTCTTCGTTCACGGTGGCGTGGACGTTGAAGAAAGAGAAGAAGTCAGAAGAATTACTGAAAAGGAAAACAACGCAATCATCATTGCTTCTTTCGGAACATTCTCAACTGGCATCAACATCAAGAACTTGCACAACGTTATTTTCTCATCTCCAAGCAAGTCCAGAATTAGGACACTACAATCAATCGGTAGAGTACTGAGAAAAAGCGAAAATAAAATCAAAGCAACACTATACGATATAGCAGACGATTGTAAAAAAGGGTCAAGATCAAACTATACACTCAACCATCTCATCGAACGTATAAAATACTACAACGAGGAGAAGTTTAATTATGAAATCATTCAAGTCAAAATCTGATGATTTATACGATGAGTTTTACGCTTCAGTAAAACTTATCAGTGGTGAAGAAGTTCTTTGTCTTATCATTATTGATAAAACTAATCCTGAACATGTTATGCTAGATAACCCAGTTATCTGTGTAGAAATTCGTTCCCCTGGAACGAATATACCCTCTGGGTATAAATTTGAACCATGGATAAAATTTTCTACTGATCAAATGTTTTTACTTGAAACTTCAAGGATCATTACAGTTAGTGAAGTCAAAGATGAAGACATCATTGAAACTTACAAACATGTTGTCAATGTAGGGTTCAAACAGTCTCATCCAGATATCAGTAAAGAGATGGGATATATTTCTTCTGTTGATGATGCTAGAGATCTTCTAGAGAAGCTTTATAATACTAAAAGTAGTTAAGCTATATTACCTTCAACCCTGACAGAGTTATTCTACAGACATTTGAACATCTTGTCAAGCTATGCTATAATTGATCAATGATTTGTAATGATAATGACACGAAAAAGATCAGAACATTATGTAAACAATAAGGAATTCCTTACTGCTATTGTTGCTTACAAACAAGAAATTAAAGATGCTGAACATTTAGGAAAACCAAAACCAAGAATTACCAATTACCTTGGAGAATGTTTTCTTAAGATTGCTACCCATCTTTCCTATAAACCAAATTTTGTCAACTACATGTTTAAGGATGACATGATTTGTGATGGCATTGAAAACTGTGTTCAGTACATTAATAATTTTAATCCAGAGAAATCTAGCAATCCCTTTGCATATTTTACTCAGATTATTCACTATGCTTTCCTTCGTCGTATTCAGAAAGAGAAAAAGCAATTAGAAATTAGACAAAAAATTATTGAAAGATCTGGATTTGACGAAGTTTTCGTCGCAGACGAAAATGGTGATACTTCTGGATATAATCAAATTAAAGACGCTGTACAGTATCGTTTAAATCGATGAGTGATTACGAATGGATTGATGATTGTTTCCGAGTGGAACAAAAACCTTGGAAGACTTGGGCTTCTTATGATAAGGAAGGCAATGAAATTATTACTTCCTTACATAAGGAACTGTGTATATCTTCTACTCGTTGGTATCTGCAAGCAAAGCAAGATGGGTTTCCTGAATCGACAAAATATGAAGGGGAAGTTGGCGGAAAACTATGAAAGTCGCTATTATTACAGATCAACACTTTGGATTTAAAAAAGGATCCAAACTATATCACGACTTTTTTCTCAAGTTTTACGATGAAGTCTTTTTTCCAGAACTACAGAAACGTGGTATTACAACTGTCATCGACATGGGTGATACTTTTGACAGTCGTAAAACTATTGATTTTTGGTCTCTGGATTGGGCAAAGAAAAATTATTTCGACCGTCTCCGAGACATGGGTATCGAAATCATTTCTGTTGTTGGAAACCATACTGCTTTCTATAAAAACACTAACGAGATCAACACTATTGATCTTCTCCTACGAGAGTATAATAATATCAATGTTATTGTTGATGCATCAGAACTTAGAGTT